ATAGTGAGGGTGAGGGAGAAAAGAAGTGGAGATGTTTATTTTTTAATGAACCCACATTTTGCGAGCGTGGGTGGAGTAAAGAGGAGAGGATATTTACAAAGTCAATTTGAGGAGGCAATAAACGAATTGTGAAATATAGTGAGTATCAGAAACTAAGGATTGCACCCATGTATGTATCAAATGAGGAAAGGATGAGGTTAGGGATACAGAGATATGGGAGTGATGTACCTGTTGCTGAATATGAGAAAGCGAAGGCAGCGAAGGATGGAGTTGTAAAGAAAGTGGTTGAAGAAGTTAAAGAAGAGGAAGAGGACGATAGTGTGGAAGAAGGTTAGAATGAAACTGCTTTTACAGGTGGTGCTGGAAAGCTCACTAGCCGTAATGGTTGGTGGTTGTTGGCAAAGCCTCTCTGTTAGTGAATTGGCAGGGGGGCTTTGTTCATGAATTGGGAACCATTACCCGAAGAATTGTGGCCTTTTAAAAATTTCCTTTGTTACTTGTTAAGGGAATTAGGTTTAGCTGATACTCCGACGTTAAGGCAGTTATCTGTAGCGGAATGGTTAGAGAATGGGCCAGATCGTTGTATTACGACTGCTTATCGAGGGTTGGGTAAATCATTTGAAAGTGGTGCTTATGCTTTGTGGCGATTAAGGCATGATCCATTTACTGAGAAGATCTTGATTCCTGCTGCGACGGCTGAGAAAGCAGAGGAGGTAGCGACATTTATGGCTAGATGTATCAGGGATGTTGATATTTTGAGATGTTTAGAACCAAGACCAGATGGAAGATCAAGTTTTAAAGCATTTGATGTTGGGCCTGCTGTAATTGATCAGAGTCCCAGTGTGAGAACTGTGGGAATCTTGAGTCCAAGTTTGACTGGTAAGCGTTGTACTTTGGCATTGCCAGATGATATTGAGACTTTAAATAATTCAATTACACCGTTAAAGCAGGAAAGATTAGCGCAGGCGGTTACGGAATTAGAGGCAATTATTAAACCTGATGATCCTGGTTTTGATCCAAAAGCTGAAAGGGATTACACGTTAGGAGGAAAGAAACAGATTTTTCCAAGGCAAATTCGTTACCTAGGAACGCCTCACCTTGAAAGTTCACTTTACCTAAAGCTAGTGAGGGAGAGGGATTACGCGATTCGTTTTTGGCCTGCGAGATTTCCTGATCCAAAAGATTCTGAGCAATGGGATTGTTATGAAGGATTTTTAGCGCCTGATATTGCATCGACTGTTGAGGAAAGACCAGAGGTGGCTGGTGAGCCTACTGATCCTGAACGCTTTGGGCATGAGGAATTGCTAAAACGTGAAACGAGGATGACAAGATCAGCAGTTCAATTGCAATTTCAGTTGAATTGTCGTTTAAGTACTTTAGATCGTTATCCAATCCGATTAAGTGATTTGATCGTGATGGATCTAGATGGGAAGGCTTTACCTGAAATTGTGATATGGGGCAATAGCCCCGATTTAAGGATCCAGAATTTGATTTGTGTAGGAATGGGGGCTGATCGCTATTATCACCGTCCTGCGGCTGTTAACGGGTGGATACCGACGAAAGATGAGTGGCGTTGTGTTCTCGCTGTGGACCCTTCAGGCCGCGGAAGCGATGAGCTTGCTTGGAGTTGCATAGCAGAACTCAATGGTAATTTCTTTGTTTTAGAAAGTGGTGGAACAACTAGAGGATATGAAATAGAGGTTTTACAGCTATTAGCGAAAGTTGCAAAGAAATGGAATGTAACTCAAGTTGTTGCTGAATCAAATATGGGTGATGGCATGTTTACGGCTTTATTGCAGCCAGTAATGAATAAAATTTATCCTGTTGGAATTGAAGAAGTTAGAGTCAGCATCCAAAAAGAAAGACGTATTGTTGATACTCTTGCGCCGTTAATTCAACAACATCGAATGGTTATCAGCACAGATGTAATTAAAAAGGATTATGCAACGGCTGAACGTGATCCAGAATCAGGACATCAAAGATCTTTGCTTTATGGAATGAGCCGCATAACCACCGATAGAGGAAGTTTGTTATTTGACGATAAAATTGATGCTCTTAGCTTAGGAATTAAGTTCTTTACGGAAGCTGCTGCACAAGATCAAGTCAGACAAAAAAGAGAACGTCAGGAAGAACTAGATGATCTAATCAGAGAAGCTTGGTTTGATGAAACTGGTGCAGGTTTAGATGATTTAGCATGTGGATTCAAGCCACAACAAAGATCAGGTGCTTACGGTGGTGTCAGGCGTTAGCCATGTTATTTTCTAACTTTTTCCTGACTGTAGAGAAATCTAATTTTTTAGCCATTTGTGATTTTAATCTTTCGCTATCTGCCTCTGCAAGGTTGGCGGTAATGTTGTTTTGCTTAAGTAATTGAGCAGCCAATCTGAGGTCATCATTGCTGACGGGTTGGTAATTGCCATCTTTATCTACGCTGCCTTTCTCTATGCGATCAATGACCGTTTCAATCGTTAAAGATTGCAGCTTGGCTAAGTTGTCAGCATCGTTATTCATAACTTGATTGTTACTTAACAATTAGATACTAAAGTAAGACTGCATCCATGCAAAGTTTCGCTAATGGCAACAACAGCACCACCGAAAGAAAAAGAAGTCGAAATAAATAAAGAAGATGACGATACTCCTGAATACCAGGAGATGATCATGTTCTATATATCAAATATTATTCGTGCATCTCTTACCCTTTGGTGTTTGGCAATAATTTCTCTTGCGTACATAAAATTGCCCCCAAAAATGTTCGGTATGGAGATACCTGAACAACGTATAGACGCTACATATAGCGCTGGATTATTAGGAAATCTACTTGCTAGTTATGGCATTTCGATAGGAGGTATGGGCAAAAAGAAGAAAAGGGAAAATGGGGAAGGTCAGAATGGTAGTGGAAGTAGCAACAACCGTGCGGAAACTGTTATAAGACTTCTGCATGATGTTGAGCTTAAGGTTGACAAACCTAAGATCGATAAAATCACAAACAAACCTATTGATCCTGTTACTGGTCGCTTGGAGACAACATGAAACGACTACTCATCCTTTTCCTATTAGCATCACCAGCTAATGCCGATATTTATCACACCATTTCCAAGTCAACAGCTTTAAAGGTTAATGCTGGTGCAACTCAGACAACCAGGCTTGGGACAAGTTATTCGGTAAGCGGATCAGGTGTGGATACGAGTTACACGCCGTCAGGAGGAAGTGCCGTTAGTGATGGCCTTGGTTCATTGACTATCAGTTCAGGAGTTGGTGCGATTCCATCATTAGAAGTAACTCAAAAAACCGCAGGAAATTCTTTCAGCTTCAGCCAAAATTTTCTCCAAGGGGACGCTATAAGTGGCTCTGCCCCAACAGTAGGGACAGTCGGTAACTTCTCAGAGCAGACATCAACTCTAGCTGGATCAGCAGGCTCGCTCGCTGGCACGATAACTGATACTGCAATAACTTTGACTGCGGGAGGCGCAGGAACAGAGGCAGTTGGGCAAATAATTAATGAAATCGTGGTTAAGTAAATTAGCCTTGCTATCTATTACTTTTGCCCCACAAGTTAGGGCAGAAAAAATAGTGCCAAATTTCCAACAGGGAGTTTTACAAAATCACACCGAGACGAAGACAATTTTAAAACGCGACCTGACCGTTTTTGAATTTCGGAACGGGTATGAACTTACTGTTGGTGGGGTCAATGTCAAACCTTCTACGAATAATATTGCACCTTCTGGTTTAATTAAAACAGCAGGGACAGTATCAGGAACAGCTACAACTTATGTCATGCCAGATCTAACAACTAAGCCTCAATATTCAATCGTTAATGAAGGTGCATCTTTTAGTTACTATGAAACATTAGAAACTCCAGGGATTAAATCTATGACCAAAATAATAGAAGAACAAACCATAGAAAGTATCTCAGATAGTACGAGTACTTTTCAATGAAAAATATATATTTAGCTCTTTTATTTATTACTTTACCTGTTAAATCTTTCGCACAAAGTATCAATACTTCAAGCCAATCAACGGGGTCAGTCGTTAACCAGGCAGTGCAAGTTGTACCTTCGAGGCAGTTCCAATATCAACTTGGTGCAAATCAAGTTTGCCAAGGAGCAACATTAAATATATCGCCATTCCTTAGTCATACCAATAGTTTTGGATCGCCTTATCAGCCCTATTATTCTAGACCTATCTATTCAACGAAAGATATAGAGGGTGCTTTTGATGCAGATAACAATCCAATTGGAGATGGCGAACCAGATGAGCCTACAAAGATAATTAGAACAGAACAAGTAAGAACAGGGATGCAAGAATCGAACACAAGTTTAAACGGCGGCATAACCGCCACGCTGTCCATACCGTTAAGTTTTAGATACCAGAAGCTTTGCCGCAAGGGATTAGAAAGACAAGTTGAATTATATGAGGCTTCTTTAGCATCAAAACGGTTAAATTATGAAATGTCGAGATTAGCTACATGCTCAAAACACATCAGAGAAGGTAATATTTTTGTTGGAGAAATGGCAAAGATTTGTGCAGATGTAAAAGTAGTTTCGCCTCCTAATGTTGAACATACCCATGCTATTTCTTCCGATCTCTCTGTAACTTCCGACGCTCAAAAGTAGATAAAACTTTTTGTTTTTTACCAATCATTTTTTTAACTTTAGCTATTAATTTTTTAAATATAGGCTTCAAAGCTTTAGTTAAAATTGGCGTAATTGTAGCGGCGGTTGTAGCCACAACAGTTATTCCGAATGTGGTTGCAGCTACGGATGGACTAGGAAGATACTTATCTGCAATATTAGTTGGCCCCCATATCTCAAGACACTTATCACCAACAACTTCAAATCCAATAACCTTTTCCTTAGCCTTTGCATTTCTTATATCCCCTAACCGATACTGTTGATCTTTAGCAGGACATTCAATTTCTAGTTCTCCTGTGTCAACTAAACTTGTATCTACATCCGTATTATTATTCTTGTTTTTTTGCGATTTAGAATTGTCGTCAGGGGGTGTAGGGGTAGGAGGTTTTTTTAAAGTTTGCATTTTTATAGGGTTATATCTCATCGGTTCAAAGAACGGAAAGATAAAATCAAACCCTGGCTTTTCTACATTTAATTCTCTTGTTATCTGAGGAGTAGTAGGCAGACTATTTATTTTTGGTATTCCAACTTTCTCTACTTTTATCTTTTCAATCTTCACTAGCAGTCCACAAAATCACCGCCTATGTTTTTCCCGATCTGTGAAGCTTTTTTAGTTGCTACTGAATTAGCTAACCATCCCACGACAGGAATATTAGAAAGGAAACCAGAGGCAGGGGTAGAAGAAATCAAAGCGCCTCCAACAATCTCGCCTTGTGATTCAGCGCTGCCTTTATCTTTTATACATTGCAAATATGCAGAAGTTAATTTTGCGTTATCTACAGGATGATGAGCAATATATTCTTTTCTTGTGTAGTCAGTTTTTCCATTCCATTTTGACTTTTCGCTAGAAAACAACACAGTCTTAGGTTGGTGCATATTATGAGTGATTGTTAAATCTAATTTTTCTCCGTCTTTGCTATATCGCATTTGTGATGCGCTGTTTTCTGTCGTCGCTAATCGGGCTAGATCGGGGATGCCATTATTAGCTTTAGATAACAACGACAAAGAAAAGAAATTAGACCCAATCAAGCCAAGACCTAGCAGGCCAGGTAAGAAATTTTCTTTCATTACTTAAATGGCAATGCTGGCCCTGTGACGTTAGGCATTTTTATTTGATTTTGAATAACATCAATCATTTGATCCTGAAGAGTCAGCATCATTTGATTCATAAAATCCACTCTTTTCATATAAATATATCCACCTCCTATAGCCATAGTTAAGGAGATAGCAAAAGACGCTATTGATATAGCATCAATAATTTTTCTCATGAAAACTTTTCCTTGCTATCCAAGCCTAGCTATTCTCTGCACCTGTGCAAATCAATTACTAAGTTACTTCCACCCACTCTTCTTTTGTATTATCCCAGTTATAGTTTTTGCCATCTGTAGGATACTGAACCCATTCACCAGTTGAATTTTTGTATTCATATATCGTTTGGTCATCTCCTCCTTTCCCTGGGTAGCTATCAGGTACAACAAATTCACATATACTTTCATCAAAGGGCCAAGGATGATAATTATTCCATTCTGCGTATTTTGCGTCAATTTTTGCTTGTTTTTCTTCAGCCGTCATGTCTCTGACATGCCATACATCTTTTACTGTGTCTTCATCAGCAAAATATTTATACTCTAATCCGTTATGAGTAAACGCCATTGAGATGTCTTCTCCTATCAAGGGATCAAAGACTTCATAAGTTTTCAATACTGGTGGTGGAACTCTCTGAAATTTTTTATAGCCAGGTGGAGGAGAATCACTTGTCCAGTCATGGTCTGGAAAATTTACTTTTAAATTAGATTCAAAACTTGGATGAATACCGTTGATAGGTGTATTAGAGCTATCAACTTTGATAAATAAACGATCCATTATTCAATACCTGTTCGAGTAGAGGGCCATTGTCTTTGATCACCTGGATAAAGAATTCGGACGAACCCTTTACCGCCCGTTCCACCGCCTGCAGTACCGCCACCTGAACCAGCACCGCCACCACCAAAGTCGCCACCATTACCTACCACATTAAATCCACCAGAACCTCCTGCTGATCCACCTGATCCACCACCACCACCACCTCGAACAACATTAGCAGCAGCACCAGCACTACCTTTTCCATATCTATCTATTCCACCACCAGCACCTCCACCGTTTTGATAGTTTCCTGATTGCCCATGAGCACCCCCACCTCCACCGCCATAGTTTGACGCTGCGGCAGTCGGATAAGTCCAGGTGTCATACGTTGAACAAGTTTCACAATCTTTATCGCCATATATTGCACCTTGTCCTTGACCTCCTGAACCATGACCACCTCTTCCACCATAGCCAGCGGAACCGCCACCACCGCCTGAGTGCCAGTTACCACCTTCGCCTCCTATCCCTTTACTGCCAGCATCACCGTTGACGTGATGAGGTGATGTAGGTGTTTGACCAGACGTATGGTATCTCTGTGAATATGTGGTACTACTGTAATTGCCTCCAGTTGTTGTGTCCCCATACATGCCACCAGAGGCATAACATCGGGCATGAGATCCGTCACTAGCGTCGCTGTAATTAGAAGCGTTAAACCATGAATGGCCTCCCTGACTGCTTGTTGTTCCCCCTGCTCCACAAACAAGGCTGTAACTTTGACCAGGAACTACAGTGAAATTATTACGCCAAGCACTTCCACCGCCTGCACCACCTTTGCCATATCTACCCACCTGAGCATAGCCACCGCCGCCACCACCACCACTTAAAACCATTACAGAAATACTTGTAGTGTTAGCAGGAGCCGTCCATGTGTAACTTCCTGGCGTTGTGTATTCGTCTTGTCCTACATCGGCGGGTGGTTTTCCACCAGAACCCATTAATATTTGTTGAATACCAGCCATTAGCTTAGACCTCCACCACTTATGTAGGCGACTGTTGAGCTAACCCAATACAGCGTACACATTCCCCTTTTGGCAAGTGTTCTAGTCCCAGTGGAACCACTACCATCGGCTAGGTAAATAGTGCAACCTGATTCGGAAATATAAGCGTCACTATTACTCGTATTAATTAATGAAAGAGTATTTCCTGCTGACCAACCACCACCGACAATAGGTGAAGTACCACCAATACCGTAACATCTACCTCTTAAACTATAATCATGATTCATATTGCTGTTAGTGCCGCCCCAATAAACATCTTTGACATCCCACTGAACACCGCCGATTTTCTGAGTTAATATATTTGCGTTTAAAGTTCCTGTCGCTGAATCAAAAGTTAGTCCAGTATTAGTCTTTGGAGCTTGATCACCAGTAGCAGCAGTTGTAAATACAACATTGCAAGTAGTATCTGTACTTTCGTCTGCAACTGGAATAGTTGTAGTTGCCACATCTTGCCATGAGCAACTACCATCACCATCTTCTCTTAGAAATTTAGTACCACCTGATTCACCAGTTGATTTAATTGTTGTACCTTCTTTTGCATCAACATAAGCCTTGACAGATTGTTGACTTGGAACAGCAGTGGCACTATCAGATGCCATGTCGTCTTCATCAATCAATGTCAAAGAGACATCAGAAGCCCATCCAAGATTTCCCGAGCCGTCTGATTTTAAAAACTGTGTACCTGTTGAATCGGTTGCTGGCAAAGTCCAAACAACATTTGTCGTAACAGTCGCAGGTGATTTAAAAGCCGTATAATGACTTGCATCACTATCAGCAAAACGTACTTCACCATTAAATAATGGATTCGTTGACGGCGGTATCAACGAAACATTGACATCAGTATCCCCTGAACCTATGTCGAAAGTTAGGGTATTACTTTTTAATTTCCCATAAGGAGCCATGATTAGAAAATAATAAGGACTTGGTTGTTAGGAACGGTGATAGACACCGAACTATTCAGTGCTATCGGCCCAACAGCCATAGCATTTTTATTTGCACTTAACTCGTATGAACTTGTAACCGTAGTTTCATTTTCAATTACCCAAGCATCTATACCTCCACCTGTTGCACCACTACCACCAGAACTATTATTTGACTGAATAGACCCACCCATGTACGCATGGTTTTGGCATTGATAATGCAAATAACTTTCAGTATTATCACCAACGACAAGTGTTGTTAAAGCACCAGTGCTACCTGGGGTTCCAACCGAGGCAGTGCCAACAGTATAAGCACCGCCTGATTTGTCTCGATATTTATAAAACGCTATTGGATGCCCTGCATTACTAGCGTCTTGTTGATCAAAAACATACGCATTGCCAGGAATTAATTCTAGATGTGGGCTTTCTATGCCTCCAATTGTGTAACCAAGAGTAGAGCCATTTCCTTGCTCTTTATGAGCAGAAGTCTTTGTAACAACTTTGACTATAAAAGTTTTATGGGTTGGAATATGTTTTCCATAAACACCTAAATATCTATCTTCAGAATCATTAGAAAAATAAGATAAATAATTCCAAGTAGTCCCTGCTGAAGTGTATTTAAGTCTTACTGTTAAGCCTGTGTCACCAGTAAAACCATTAGGCAGCGACGCTAACGGGGTGAACGACTCAATTCCTGTACTATCCCCAACTTCTATATAATCACCATCACTAGGGCTAGCTGGTATAGCAGCAACATTAGTGACAGGAGAAAAGATAACAGCATTTGCTACTGCTGCTTGGGCTGTGTTTGCGGTGGCTGAAGCTGCATTTGCTGTGACGTTGGCGGCTTCTGCTGTTGTGACGGCATAACCAACACCTTTAGGATCAGTTGATGGGTTTGTATTATTACCCGCTAACGTCCAAGTATTTCCATTATTTGAAGTCGTAGCAACTAGTCTGTCGCTGGCTAATTTTGCTGCATCAGCAGAAGTTTTAGCATTATCGGCTGTTGTAATTCCATAAGCTAAACCTTGTGGATTACTGCCAATACCATCACCTGTTGGGTTTGTACCGTCATGCAAATATGTAGTAACTCGACTAAGTGATGTAGTAGCTTTTCCATCTGCGGTATTGGCTAAAGTATCTGCTGCTGTTGCGGTATCAACCGCATATTTAACACCTTGAGGATTTCCACCGATACCGTCTCCTTGCAAACTTGTTCCATCGTGAACGTAAGTATCAACGGCTGTTTTCGCTGTGTTTGCTGTTGCTATTCCGTAAGCTAATCCTTGAGGATTTCCCCCGATACCATCGCCTTTTACGCTAGTGCCATCGTGAACGTAAGTATCTGTCGCAGTCTTAGCAGCAGCAGCTTGATCAACTGCATATTTAACACCTTGGGGATTAGAACCAATACCATCTCCTTTTAGGCTTGTTCCGTCATGGACGTAAGTATCAGTAGCTAATTTCGCTGCATCAGCAGCGTTCTTGGCATTATCAGCCGTTGTAATTCCATAAGCAAGACCTTGAGGATTTGAACCAACACCATCACCTTTTACAGTTGTTCCATCGTGGACGTAAGTATCAGTAGCTAGTTTGGCTGCATCTGCTGTGTTCTTGGCAGTAGTCGCAGTTTGAGTTGCCGTATTGCTTGCGGTTGTGGCGGCTCTTGCTTCTATAGCCCCTAACGAATTGCTATCTTCTTGTTCTTGTACGACATATAAGTTCTGCAAGTCTGCATTATTTAATGCTTCTGCTGTTAAATTTGATCCATCAGTCCAAGGTGATAATTGTGCAGAGCTTGGAGTTTCTCTTTCAATTGTTACTACTTCACCTGAAGCGATAGCAGTTACAAGAGTTATCTGACTAGCACCTGTCCATGTGTAATGGGTAGTCTCAGAAAGAAGTGTTCCTGTGCCTGCTAGTCGATCTCTGTCTTTATATACTTTGACATGCGCTCTCAGGAGGAAAGGCCAACTGAGATTGCAAACAGTTGTGCCGACGCTATTAAAATCGTTATAGGAAAGAGCCACTCATCTGCACAGATGCAGTCTTTATGTTATCCGATTTTGCGTCTACTGGCACGTTTATTGTTATTGACGGCCTACTCCTAGGATGGTTGCTTCAGTATCAGCTTGTTCATTCTTTCTCCTAAGACGAATTACTTTTTCATATCTAGCCATAAATGATGGATGGTTTTTCATCATTTCTAAAGTGGCTAATTTATAGTAGTAATTAACAATCATGTTATAGGGTTCTTTTAAATTACCAGTATCTAGCTTGCTTCTATCTCCGCTAGTAAAATAACTAGGGTTCTTTGCCCTACTTGGACTTGTAGTCCATGTTTCTAAGAAATCATTATATTGTGGATTTTTTCTTAATAAATTTAACGCCTCAGTTAAAGTCTTACCGTTTACATACCTTTCTATATTTCCAGCCTTAGTATTTAAAGATTTCCTTCCTAGAACTTGAAACGCTGGAATATAACCCTTGAGTGTATAAGCCGCTTCTCTATATGTTGCCTCTTCTTCTCTATTCATTTGAATTGATGCTTGATTTTCACCTCTTCCAATAGAAATCCTGCCATCTCTATTTGGATTAGTACCTAAACCATGTCTTGTGATCCATCTGGATAAAGCATCATCTTTCTTGATAATTGTTGCGCCTGGCATTGCTCTATCAGCAGGGAGGCCGAGAAGAGTAGCTTTTGTCTCATAACCCAACCAATCTTTTTCTGTTGGTTGAGGGAACAGATCATCAGCAAAAGGAACACGATTGAAAGTTTCTCCTAGATAATCCTGTGTAGTGACTTTTAATGTGTCCATTATTCTTCTAATAGGACGCATTGCAGGATCATCTTCTAATGCTAGAAGCATTTGATTTGTCATATAACGCCTAGGTACTGTTCTTTCTCCTGCTCGTTGAAATTCGGATGCAGCGTCCCAATTTCCTAGTTGCCCACTAAAAGGAATCCAACCTCTACTTAAGCTCGCTAAAACTTTTCCATGATTTTTTCCATTACCATCAACATCGGAGAAGTAATTCATTACATCTACCAATGCTTTTAATGAGTTTTTATTTTGAAGTACCCTTGTATAGGCTTGTGTAAGATCAGATAATGTATCTCTTTGTTGTTCGTGAGTAAAGAACCCATCTTTTATTCCCCGAACAATATCAGCTTGTAAAAATATTAAGTCAAACAAATCAATAGATTTCATTGATATTTTCCCCATCAATTCAACACCATATCTAAATAAAGAGAATGAATATGGTGTGTTATGCCTTAACCAATCTCTTCTATGATCTGGGTCTGCTGGTGGTGAACCTGTTATCTTTCCTGCCCCATCATCTTCCATCTCTGTTAATGCAAAAACCATTCCAGCAAACATGGCTGCAACAACAGTTTTAGCTCTTTGATCTGCTAACTCTTCTCTAGTTATATTCCTTCCAGTTACGTTCTGAAATTCTTGAACCGCACTTCTTACACCATTAACAATAATGTCTCTATCAAACATCCAGCCTAAACCTTTTGCAGTTGTTTTAAATGCTGGCATCAACCAACTCATGTAAGGGTTTTTTCTGGCTAAATTAACTGCATTTCCAAGGTAAGCGGCTGCTCCTTTGTTTGAAAAATCTCCAGTAAAAGTAACGTCATCTCCTCTTTGTTTCGCTAAATTTCCATATAAATCTGTCGTGTTTGGAACTCCAACTAAGTCATTAAATATTTTTAGTCTTAATTCATCATCTGGTAAATTCTGGCCTGCTGGCATCCCTACATATTTTTGTCTTAGCTTTTTAATATCTAACTCCTTCATTAATTTATTGGATTCAAATACCCAATTTTTTACAGCTTCATCTGCGTATCGTTGAGCAAAGGCATCAATACTGTCGGGTTGCATCGCTGGCCCCATTCTGGCTCCACCCATATCACCACCTCTAATTCGATCACCTAAATTTTGAGTTGGAGTAACATTTCCTTTTGCTACTTCTACTCCCTCTGTATAGGCTTGCATGTGTATTACTTCCATTCCTGACGTATATCTAATGCCTTCATCTACTGCTGATAAAGCTCTAAATTCAGGGAAATAACCCCAGTCACTATTAAAGAATTTTTCTGATAAACCACCTGTTAATTGCCTAACCGAAGCATTTAAAAGATTAAGAGTAGCGAAAGGTGCTGCTGATAATTTGCCAAAATTAAGGACAGTATCTTTATTCATTCCTTTTGGAATGTTGATAGATTCAGGGAATTGTTTCCCTAGTCTTAATTTTTCAGGAATGTTATTTAACGCATTAATAGGAACTTCCCAACTTTCACCTGAGAAAAGAAATTCATAAGATTCATTTAAAGCATTTGTATTAAAATCTTTTGCAGCTTGTAAAGCGGCAGGACTCATTTCTTTTACATTCTTTCCTCCCATCCTTTGCCTTCCAGTCATAAAGGCACTTGTCGTATAGTTCCATGCGTTTTGCCAGTTTTCAATTAACTTTCTATTTGTATAACCAACTGCTTTTAATGCAGTCATGTAATCAGTCCTAAATGCTGATTTGTTTAAATCTTGCAGATAGAAATCGGCTCCAACTGAGATACCTGAAACTGGATTTCTTACAGCCCAAGTTGAAACTGAACTAAATAAATTAGCTTTTTTATATTGAACTAAAGTCCTTAATTGAGCGCTTAATGCAGGCTCATTAATTGTTTCTTCTCTTAGTCCTGAAATTCTTCTTGAAATTGCTAGTTGCCTTAATTTTTTATGATCGCCTTTATCAATATGATCGATAACTTGTGCTAATAAACTATCTCCTGTTACATCCTCAAGAGTTAATAATTCTGCATCTTTATTAAAGGTAAGAAGATCAAAACCTAAATCCATATCTTTTTGATAGCCCTGCAAAGCTTGTCCTAATTTTCTTCTTGTATAAGAATCCATCTGTTCCATTGTGTATGCCCACTTAGCTAAATAGCCCAACTCTTGTACGTTTTGCGGTGGCAAGACTCCTGATTCTTCAATGATATTTGCTGCATCTTCCAGACCATCAGCGTATGCCAAAGATGTTTCCCAACGACTCTTAGCAATCATGTATGCAGTTGTAGGAAGATCCGCTATACCACCTCTTTTTAATTGCCTTGTGAAGTATTGAGCTAACTCGTTAGGGTCTGCGTTATATCTTCTAGCCGTATCAAGAATTGCTTCTGTAGCTACTTGTTGAGTAAAAGGCATCATGAACTGTTGTCCACCTTTTGATTTCGACCAACCGCCTTGAGCTAGTTCTAAAAATGCAGCAACATTAGCTTTCGTTGGAGGTACTAACGAGTAATTAATCATTCTCCCCGTAGAACCCATTGGCCTCTGTTGGGTTGCCATACCCTCTGACACCAACTGCTGAATCTTCTCATCCCCTATTGCCATTGTGTCCTGCTCTACTCTCTTGGCCCACTCAGCAGGATCTATGCCTATCTCTGTTCCATCAATCATCGTAAGGATCTTGCGCTTATACAAGCCCTTAGAGTCAGTTGTATTAAGAGAAGCGTTGACCGCTAGTTGTCTCCTTTTTAATCTTTGAATTTCTTCAAGCTCTCTTCGAGCTTCTTCAATTTGTTCGTTGAGATCATTACAGTCGGTCATTTGCAGATACCTCCATTTGCATCAGCTTGTTTTTGAAGTTTTTCCAACTTCTTAGCTGCTTTTTGTTCAGCTAAGTCTAGGTTCCTTAGCGACTCATTTCCTGCTTGTATGTCTCCTAATGAGCCTCTCTTGGCTTTTTTAGTTGTCTTTGCAGGCTTAGTCTTTTTAACTGTCTCCTCTGGCACAATGCCTTCTGCTGTAAATTCCATCTTTTGTTTGGGCTTCTTAGGTGGCTTAGGTTCTAAGGTTTTAATTAATTTTTCTTGTTGTCTTTGAATATTTTTTAAAGGCTGTACGTTATTAATCAATTTATTGTCTATAACATCTTCACCTTTCAAGGCATATTCCCATTTGCTGTATAACCCTAGTTTTCTCTTCTCTTCAAAAGGTAAATCTTCCCATCCGTTTTGCTGAATCCAAGCTTCCTTTTGCGCCCTTAATGATTTTGTATCTAATTCTTGATACTCACTTCTAAGTCTAAATTCATCAATAATTGCTCCTGAATTTTTGCCACCAGCTTCATAAGCAGGAATCAAGTTTGCGTTATATAGCATTGAAAGTTGTCCTGTTTCATCAGAAAGCAATTCATCAATAAATGATTCTTGACTAAAGTTTGTTTTAGGTCTTTCAGGTAATGGTGATGATGGTGGTTGTATCTCTCCATTCCTAATAGCAGCTTCCAATATTCCTTGTTTCATCATTTCTCTTTCGCTTGCTTGCATCCCTCTAGGTTTGTAATCCGCTTGAGGAACCATGCTTTCAACTCCCTCTGGATCAACTGATCTACCAAGCTTTGAAGTAGTTTTTATATCATCTGGCCCTAGTCCTAAATCTGTTTGTATTCCTTCCCCTGGTAATAATGGCCTGCCATAAAAGCCTGTTTTCTTGTAGTACTCAACAAATGCTTCGACAATATCTGACTTTTTAGATTGCCAAACCCTACGACCAGTTCTTTGTGTCACAATCGCAGCTATTTCTGGATTAGACATAGGGGCCGCAGCGCTTCTTAGTTCATCTCTGTGAAGCTGCATTAAATCATTTTTATATACGTCATAAGTAGGTGGGCCATCTTCATAAGGATCTAACGGCTTCTTAGTCGTTGGTTCTATTTGTTCTGGCTTGAATGGCTTTTTATTGGCAATCCTGTCGGCTTTTGCATCTCTTAAAATTGTGTTAGCAGATAATCTTTTAACATCTCTGCTTGCTTTCTTGATAATTTCTTCGGCTGTAACTCTTCCTATGTTTGCAACATTTATATAGTTCCCAATTGATTCAATAGGGCCATTTTTCCATTGCGTTCCAAAAGCCTTGTCAAACGATTGAATAATTCTATTAATTGCATCATCACCAGCTTTTATATCTTTTGGATCAACTTTATTAATCCAACTAAATAAGGTTGTTTCAACTCCTGTCTCTGGGTCAATTAAAGGTGCAGGAGAGATATATTCATCTAATCCAAGCTTTAGTTGATCTCCTACTAAAATATCTTTTGGCTTGTCTTTGTTGATTAAATTATCAAGATCTAATTGTGCTTGTTCTAGATCTTTCTGTAATGCTTTAACTTTTCTTTTTGCGCCTAATTCTGTTAAACCTCCTTTTCCAGCTTTCCCTTTTTTTGCTAAATTTTCTGCGCCTACTTTTAGCTTTTCAGGAATTGAATCTAATTCAGCTTGAATACTTTTAACTTTTTCAGATTGTTGATTAATTAAATCAAGTTGCGCTTGTCTTCTTGCTGGAATATTTACTTGGTTATAAAGCTCTCTAAGTTGTACGTCTGATAGCTCATCTGTGTAGGCAAGAAAAGTATCAAGTTCAGGCCTTACATCAGGTAACTCAAGTTGTCTTGGTTTAAACCCAGGCATAGGGGCAGGATTGCCAGCCATGCTTAGTTCTGTTAGCTGTTCTTCTGCTTTGTCTAATTCGTCAAGTTGTTTTGTTATATCTTCTCCAGTCGCATTAGCTTGTTTGATTAACTGACCTCTTTGAGATCTAATAGCATCGAACTGAGCTTTGATCTCCTTATTGACAACGCCTGGATAAATCAATTCAAGTTGATTGTTTTCACCAACTTCAATCAGCCCCATCTTTGTTAGACGATCTCTCTGATCTGTGACTTGCTTAATCTGCGTTTGTTCAGCAATTGCTCGACTAATAGCAGAATCGTATGTAGCTAATTCACCTCCTTTCCGACCTACTGGTAAACCATCAAGACCTTTCTCTAATGCTGACTGATATGTGTTAACAGTTCCATCCGCTATGTCATCCAAGATCTCAACAGGAACACTTTTTGCAGTCGTAAAAGCATCTGTTGTTGCGTTAGCAAGCTTTCTGGTAACTCCTGAAAAGCCTAATATTCCAACAGGCATAGCGAAAGCATCAGTAGCCCATCCCTTTCCGAAAGAATCTAAATAATTGTCTCCAGGCTTAACGCTTAAAGGCAGATCTATATCTGTCTCAAAATATCTATTAATTAAGTCCTCTGTCAGGTTGGCTAAATTACCTTCTGAGTAATCAAAGAAAGGTGCAGCGAGACTTGTTGAAAGACTCCATCTTGCGGCAAATTTTCCTCTATCTGCCCACCTTTTAGCCCTATCAACAGCAACAGCAGATTTAATACCTTTATTAGCTATTCGAGATCTTCTTAAGGCATTAGCAAGAGAATAGAGCCATGCTGCTCTGCTACCCATCTTGAGGAGACTTGCTCCTGTCCACCATCCTGCGATTTCTGCACCAGCCGCTTCACCAAGATCCAAGCCAGCCTCATCAGATTTAGTTACCCCTTCTCTACCAAGCCTGAAAGGGTTAAATCTTCTTGCAGTTTCATCGCTTATTTTTAAATAATTATCGCTAACGTCTATTGGTTTTTTTTGTATTAAGTCACCAGTTGCATTAGTTAAATTAGTAATTGCGTTCCAAGGCCCAACGACCATACCAGCCTTTACATCTTCAGAACCTAAAGTATTAAGTAGCTGAACAGCAGGCTTAAACACACCAGCCGTTTCTTCGGCAATAGTTTCCTTAGTTTGTTGACTTTCAGTTCTTGTTAAGTTCCTAGGTTTTAAACCATCAATTTCTGCTTCAGTAAGAGAAGGTAAGTTAAAAGTTTCCATGTTTAAGACCTCGGTAAAGTTGAAAGATCAGAGCGTTCTTTCAATAATGTTTTTAATGCCTTAGCATAATTAGGATCAGTTGCATAACCCTGTTGCTGCAATAGTTCTGCTATCTTTTCTGGGCTGCCTCCTGACTCTACTCCTGTATATCCTTTATAATCTTTATACCATCTATCTATTAAGTATTTAAAAGAATCTCTAGGTGAATCAAAGTTTATAAAATAATCTTTTGTTTTTGTAGATTTGCCTTGTTTATTATCTTCTTCTGTATTCGTTAATGTAGTATTACCTCCTTTTAATCCTTTAAGTCCAAAGTAATTATGTGTTCCGCTAGGTTTTCTACCAAAGCCAGATTCTTTAGCGAATTGTGCTGCAATAACTTCAGGGTATTTTGCGCCTAATTCAGTTGCTAAAGACATAGCAGCTTGCCATCTCTCGTCATCTGTACCAGTAAGAAGTTTGCTTCTAGGGTTAAGCATTGTTATTTCAGAAGCACTAGCAGGGCCACCAAAAAGCATATTGGCTAACCAGTTGGAACCTGATTGCTGCATGTATGCACTTGAAACTGTTGAGTTTTCTTTTCTTGAATTGATTCTTTCTAGTAAAAATCTTTTTATATTGCCGTCTGGGTCTAATCTCTCTGCGTAAAACTTGAGTTGTTCAAGCATAAGTTTATCTGGGTGTACTCCTGCCCTTTCAGCTATTTTGATGAACCGATCAGAATAGGAATTACTTTCTCTAAAGCTTGTAAGCTCTGAATAAATAAAACGTCCATTGATAATTGCTCTGCTTTCATACGTCTTGATCACATGAGTAGGTAATGAAAAAGAATCCTTTTGATTAAGTTCTACATCGTCAAAATCATTACCGCCTCTATCTGTTGTTGGTGGTGTTCTTTTCCCAGGGTCGCCACCTTCTCGATCTAATTTTGATACAGGATTAATATCAAAAGAATCTGTTCCTGCTTGATCCTTGATTCCAAAATATGCTTTCATCTTTTCTTCGCCGACTGCTCTCGCATAAATCGTTTGGAACGTAATATTATTTGGATCTTTCTTAAAGAGATTCGTTCTTGCTTGTTGCTTGAGGTTTGTTTTTACAGTAGGCCCAAGGATTTCACCAGGATTCTTTTTTCTCCAATCAGTTAGTAGAGAATTGAATTCAACTTTTAAAGCATCATTGACATCGTTATAGAACCTTATGTATTCAGGCTTCTCTTGAGCTAGTGCGTTGCCAAAGAGCGCTGCTGCTGTAAGACCTTCTCCTACAATCATTGAGGAGCCAGCCTGTTCCATTGCCTTTATGTCAGGTAAAGCAAGGGCTTCTTTGGCGATATCTCTTAATTCAGTTTCTATCCCTTCTGGTAATTTTTCTAGTTCTGTTCTGTATTCTGAAACCGCTTGATTTAATCTTTTAGCGACGGTTGGCCTTTCACTAGGTGCAGCTTTTTCAGTAATTTCTCTAATGTTTTTATATAGGGTTTCAGGATCTTTTAGTAACTCTGGTGTTAATCCATTTTCAAATTGACTGATCTTACGTTCAGTTGTTATTGCATCATCTGACTCTAAAAACTCTTCTGATTTTTGTTCTATTTTTGTTTGGTCATTAAGCCATTCTTGCATATCTACCCAATCTTCAAACTCTGGGTTGTCAGTAAATAAATCTTTAATTTTCTTTTTCCACGCTGGACTTCCTACAGGTTCACTCCCTGGGCCATCTGCCCCCCAATAAAGTGCAGAACCTTTAATTTCAAAACCTTTTTGTCTATTTTCAAATATCTTTGATTTTCTTTCTAAGGCTTTTGACTCTAGTTCTAAAAATGTGCCTGGATTTGTATCACCGAATAAAGGTCTACTCTCCCATTCCATGTCAGGGCTACCGACTCTTATATTCCTAATTGCATCTGCAATAGGAGTTTCATCCATGAAGCCTGTTAGCTCTTTCTGAAGTGCTTTCCAGACTTTTACTTTGTCCTCTCCTCCAAATAGAGATAAAGCCTGATCTATTTCTCTTGTTAAGGCATGAGCCGCTAACTCAGTAAACCTAGGGTCAGTCATTGGGATCATCCCAACAGGGCCAAGGAAAAATCCGTTTACGGCATAGTCATCAACTAACCCTTTAATAGCTGCAATTGTTTTTTGTTGTGTGTCTACTTGTAAGGTTGAGTCCCATAACTTTTCATGCTTGTCTGTGTAGTCGTCATAAGCTCTATTTTCTTTAGGGACTACATAGTATTGATACTCTTTTTCATCACCAGTTAATTGATATTTATCTTGTACTTGTTTTACAAGTTCATATCTTCTTTTTACTAATTCTGAAGAACCAGGCTTAATTGTTGCTAGGAGTGATGCGTTATTAGCTAAATCTTCTTTATAAACATTATCTATTTCATTTGCAGCTAATTGAGCTAAAGCTCTTCTTCTTCCAGTTAACTCAAAAGGATTAGTAGTCTTTAGTAATACTGCTGCCTCTTGATCTATTTTCCATAAAGCTCCTATTTGTGCGGCAACATTGCCAGCCGATTTTTCCTCCTGAACTTGTAAAGATAATTTTGCTTTCGCTATTTCATTCTCTGCCTGTTTTTTTGCAAATTCGGTAGCATCATTAAAGCCTTTTTCAATTCTCCTTTGTCCATAGGCCATGTATGCGTTAGTGCCTGCTGCTATTAAGTTCTGGGTGAACGGCCCTAGCGCTTCAGATAATTGTTGAAACTGGTTAAATCCTTGTACGTTTCCCTGACTTCCCCTTTGCAAAGTAGCGATCTGTGGAACACTACCAATCATTGATGGTTTAGCTGCGCCTGCTGTTTGCTTTTGCCCTGGAGTTATAAAAGAACCTAAAGGCTTTGCGACTGGTGTTATTTGTCCGAAAGGGAGTTGTTTTTCTTTAGCCATCGTTTATTTGTTTTGTAGGGCTTGTAAAGTGTCAGCTTTGTTTTTTACGTCGTAGTAAGTGCTAACTCCACCTAAGACAGCAGAGCCAGCATTAAGGAGTGCTGCACCCTTTGATGGGCCTGCACCTGTCATGGTTGGGCCACTAGGAGTAATCAAAGTAGGCAATGGTGCAAACGGTGGTATTGGATCTATATAAGGCTGCTCTTCATAGAACTGTTGGCTATTCCAACGACTTATATATTGAGCGACTTGTGCCGCTTGCGTTCTGTTGTATTGCCTTGTTCTTAACCCTTCATTGATCTGCTGTAACGCTTCATAATCTCCCTGTTGTCTTGAGTAGTCATTCACTATTCGATCAACTGAATTACCTTCTGCGCCCATTGCCTGAACTGAAGCTCTAGCTTGTAAAGCTCTCCATCTATATTGCTTAGTTGCAACAGCATCTTGCATTGAAACTTCTTCAAACTGTTGGCTTATTGCTTCGCTATCACTAATAAAACTTGCGCCTGCTGCTGCTCTTGTTTCTGCTACAACCTCCGCTTGTCTGATTGATTTGGTTAGCTCAACATTTCTAAGTGAATTGACATAGGAAAGTTGGCTGTTGTGATTAACTGTTTCTTTCCAATAATTATGTTGTTGATTTGCATCTCTAATCTTTGCATTAAATCCAGCTTGCCAAGCAGCAAATTTATTATTTGCATCTTGAAAAGCTTTTTGGTTTACATAGTTTTGTTTTTGAGCTTTATACCCTGCAAATGCTTGGAATATACCTAGACCCATTTGGCCTAGACCTAATGCGGTTGCTGGATCCATTACGCTTTCCTCCAGAAGTGGCTAAACAATTGAGCGCTTGCACCCATTGGAGCTGGTGTATCAATCGTGAAACCCAAGTGCTTTAACCATCGGATAGTTGTTTGATTTGAATACATTGCCCAGTTATGTAAGAAGTCATTGCCATCTTCAATTAGGCCGTCAACCCATTTTCGACCTCCACGAATGAATTGCCTTCGATGACTAGAAGTTGCAAATAAATCATCTGTTCCTAATAACCAAATCAAAGAATCATTCACGCCACATATACCTACTGGTAATCCATTATCTCCATCTATGCAATGACAAACATCGCTACCCTTCCAACTTTCTAACACAGCCTCTTTAGCAGTAATGCCATGACTATAATGCACTTCCAATTCATCTTGCTTTCTTACATTATTGCTTATGTACTCCACTCTTGCAGGAGTCGCAATAGCCCACTTCATTGGACACCTCTAGCTTGACTTGTTAATAATCCAACCCATTCACATGTACTAAATTTGCAAGGGTGAATTGTGTCGTTATGAATCTCGACAATGCAGTTCTCACCTTTGGAATTAATAGGAATTCTGAACACTCCTTCATGGTATCTATCTTCATCTTCTCCATATCCCCCAGGAGGAAGAGCGCTGCCGAGTAAAGAATTTCTTACTCGTAATGATGTGTTGTCATATTTATAAATAGCTGTATCTCTACGTTCAGCCATGACGTGAATTTCAAAATAATAGGTTTCGTGATATCTGATTTTTGCATGTCTAATTTGTGATCTCTCTGTGTTACTTGCAGCCTTGCCACCGCCAATTTCTCTATAAAGTTTAAACTTGCTAAATCTATAAATAAAATCAAACGGTTCTCCAAAATAAATAGGTGCGGAAGACCAATCGCCGTCAGCAACAATTTGATTGCCACTAGTAGCGGAACCAAGAAAAACTCCTCCATTGCTTGAGGTGTCATAACCTGACCAAGCCTCAGTTTTAGCAGCAATGGTATATTGCAAAGTCCATGTAGTCTTTTTAGTTATTGCGTCATAAGTTCCTGCCCCAACTCTTATTGGTGCTGGTGTGTCTGTAGTTGTTGAAATCTGTCTGTCTAATAAGAATGGATATGGCTTTGGAGTTACATCACTAAGTCGATCTGATACTGCTACTTTCTCAAGCCAAACATCGTTCCCATATTGCGCTAATAAATAAATAACTTCTTCAACGCAGAGAATTTGAAGAATCCTTGTTACTCCTGAGAACTCCCAGTAAGACCAACTGCTTTGCGCTCGTTCTGTTCCTTGCCCCTGGTTTCTGTAAAAGTATTTATAAACATAAATTCTTTTTTCAAAGCCCGACTTGTCAGACAAGGCAAACCATGAATTGCCTGTATCGTTAGTTGTTAATTTATAAACATCAGATGGAATATAACTACTGACATAGCTAGTTAAATCAGACGCATCAGCAATTAAAGCAGAGCCAGCGCCCTTAACACTAAACTCTCTAAATTGACTCCATTGACCGTTTGTTTGACAGAAGATAATCGTGCCAGCAACAGGAACAGGTCTGCATTGAATATCTATTTCATATTGAGTTAGTACAGATATAACTGCACTTTTAGGTGTAAGTATTGTTTCTGCTGCATTAAATCTAAATTGAATTTGGTCAGAAAATACAATCAATTCATCCTGATATGGTATGGCATATCTAAGGATTGATACTTTATTATTACTTGCCTGAATATCAATCGGATCAGAATCTAATACTGTAGTTACTGTTTCTGGGTAGAAACTAAAAAATTCTTTGGCACGACTTAAGACAATAAATTCATCAGCGAGGAAACCTAATCTTCCTTTATAAATAAATACATCTTGAATGGGATAGCCAATAAAACTTGGGTTAGGGGCGCTGAGTGAATCACCACATGTTCTTTCTCCCCATAAAGGGATCTTCGTTCCTCCCTGTGTTGAACCGTCAGCAGGGCCAAAGTAAAATTGACCAGAAGCTAGACGCACCAATACTTGAGGCATTGTTGTGTCATTTATGCGATAAGTCTCACCAGGACTGACACATTCTTGCCATGTGCCTTCTCCAAAAGTCCCTGACTTTGGAACGAATTCTATGTAGTAGTTGTCAAAGTTATTACCTGGATCTCCAATAATTTCAATTTGATATCCGTTTGGCGCAATCGTTGGTAGCTCTGTAAAAACTTGTGCGTTATTTGTGATTGCAGTTATGTCGGCATTTGCTCTTGCACATTTTGTTGAAACTGTTATTGGACTTGATGACGTTGCATGAATAACACTTCCACTTCTGGTAAACGTCACACCTGTCACACCTGACAAGCCAGAAATAATATTTGTGGCAATAGTCGCTGTATCAATTCTGTGTTCAGTTGTAGTGCCTCCACTGACAACAACAGGTGCTACCGCCGTCGTTACTGTTGCTAATGTTCCATTGACATTACATTCATACTGTTGTCCATAATTTGCGGCCTTAATCCAAATCAAACATTCGTGAGCAGCAGGACGAGCAACAGCAGGGGCTGTCTCTGGTCTCATCGCAGGGACTTCTCTTGTATTGCTTATAAAAGTAAAGTCGGCAATAGTCGCTGCTCTTATATCTGTCTTAGCACTAACTACAGAGTTTAAATAGTTATAAGCTCCTGGGGCTGCGTTAACTGTCTTTTCATTTCCATCTAAATCAAAAACTTTTATTGCTGTTTTTCCAATAACAACTAAATATTTTTCACCAGAATCACGCAGTATTTGATGAAAGAAAACATCGCCAAAACTAGAGGTTGAAACCTTTTTAATACATTGAGTTCCTTCTCTTTTCCTAAGTCCCTCGGCAAGAGAACTCATCCCATTGACTTGTTTCTCTGCTTGTGTGGGATCTCTTTGAGCGTCAGGTTGTAGTGATGTCCCCTGAATTAAATTCGGGATTGTATAAGAAGCAAGATTAGCCATCGACATACCCCCTTGTTCTACCCATCAAGCCCCAACCTGGAGAGAATGTTCGAGCAGGCAATAGACCAGGGCCACCAGTTAAGGCGTTGGCTTGTGCTTGATCTAGCTCTACTCTTTTCAGTTCGGTTAAAGCCGCTTCTTCATCTAATGCTGTGTATTTAAATATCGAATCATCTGCTAATACTCGATCACTAAATACTCTGGCTGCTCGTATCGTTGTCCATCGGTTATAGATCTCTGGACATTCATCCCAAGGCAAGTAAGAAATTATATCTGCTTTGAGTGTTGTTAATACATCATCAGGAATTGTGTATGTTCTCTTCTCTCTGTCATATACCTTTTGCCCTCTCATCACAAATCTTCCGTCCCATTCATATTCATCAGTTTTAAAAGACGCGATATTGGCAGGAAGCACTATTTGATTATTTGTATTTTTGGAAAATTCAAAAGCAAGCTCAGTGTTCCAGCTCCATCCTCTTGTCTGACCTTCTTTAAAAAACTCAAGAATAGTTAACTCAGCTTGTGCAGCTTCATTGATTTGTTGTGTCTCCAAACTATTAACAGGTTGCTCACCAATGTTCTGTAGACAAATGTTTACAGCTTCTAAAAGAGTGGTTCGGCCTGGTGCTTGTGACTGTTTATCTAAGCCCATAAAAAAAGACTGCACACATGCAATCTTTATCTTATCGGTTATTCGTAAGAAAAACCCCTGACTGAACAAAATCAGGGGAAATTAACTCCCTCCCAGTAATAAATTATGGGATTTCGATTACACCTGCGCACTCAGGACGAAGAACATTCATACCAATTGCCATGCGAGCAACCATGAGGCTGGACTGATACATGACATTGAATGATGAACCTTCGCTAGTTACCTGAAGGCTAGGAGCCTTTAAGGTAAGAACTCCGATTGCATCCTTGTGGAAGATGATGGCTTTGTTCTTAGATAAATCCTGCTGATAAGCAGTGTTTTTGTCGTAAGTGCCATTTGTGTAAGAGGCTTGTGTTACATGGTTTGACATGTGAACATCAATACCCTTGACACGCAATACACGGCCTCCTGCAAATGATCCATTCTCCCCTCCACCACTGTTGAAATCAGTGTTGATTGCTCTAGTGGAGTCAAGTAAGAAATCGTATTCGTCAGGGCCAACAACGCAAGCTAAGTTCTCTGTTGGAACATCAGCTTTTTGCATCTCAACTTTAATAGAACTAATCTTTTCAATTAGCTCATCGCCTTTGGCGTTCTTAGTTGCGGCTGCGTAGCCAGATGAAAGTGTTGCTGTGTGACCTGTGCGATTAGCGTTAATTGTTTTAGCTAATGGCTCTGTCGAAGTGTTTGCTGCTGCATAGAGAACTCTAGCGGCTCTCTTGTCCCACTCATAAGCAAGGGCTAAACCTAGCTGATTGGTGATATCACTACGGTCTTCATAGTAATTCATTAATCTGTCCAAATCATAGATGACCTGGTCAGCTATTAATAAACCATCTAAATTAATGACCTGTTCGTTTCTATCACCAGGGCTATTTGTTGCCCCTAAGATGGGTTGTCCCAATTTTGTTATCCCGAAAGCTCTTTATCTCTCGGTTCAACATCTTTACCATTGATGTTGTTCAGACTATATCTTCATCCTTAAAGGATGCAGGGCGCTCGTGGAAGCAAATTACTGAGTTTCCTCTCGGCTTCTAGTCGTTGAACCTTCCAGACTGTGATCTGGCTTGGCTGCTGATTACCCTTTAATGGTGGGCTTCCAGCAATTCACCCTGTTCATTCCTACTGTTACCAGCAGAAAGCCCTAGACAAATAAGGAACGTGGTAGGCCGCCGCCGCACGACCCGAAACTGGGAAGGCTGCACTTTTACCACCTGAGATGGAACGCTCTTTAACTTTTCCTTTGAATACACAATTACGTTCAAAAGCTGAAAGTAATTCCGCAATTCCTAATTTCAGGAACAGAGCGTCTACCGCATTTGCTCCCTTTATCTGACCTAAACGGTCTAAACTGGCGTTAGCCATTTGACTATTTTTTTATAGGTGAGTGTCTTTCTTTGTTTGTTTAATTAAGTTATCTCCCGCAAGAGGCTTAATCAACTGCACAAGTGCAGAACAACTCATACAAAAATAATAGCGTTATCTGTCAAATATGGACTGATCAGATCTAGCCATTGTTGTCTCAACCCATTTTCTATACTTAGGATCTACGTCATATTTTCTTCTGCCTGTTGCTTTATCCATTGCACTTATAGCAGCTTGCGCTTGTTGTCTTGAATCAAATCTATCGCTAGCAGTAGCGCTACCACCTTGTATTAATTTAGGTTCACCGCCTCCATTCTTTAAATCATATCTAGCCTTCATTGCTGTTACTGTTTGAAGTTTTTGTGCGTAACTCTGACTAGCATCAACAGCATTATTAAATGATGTCAGCTCTGATTCGGATAAATTTTTAGTCATCCAATCAGTCATAGCCTTGTAATCTTCTTCACCTCCTACGGTGTTAACAATGTTCGAGTAATCAGCATCACCTGATTTTTGTGTTGTCTGTTGTGGTTGTGGTGATTCTGCCTTAGCCCCTTTTAGAAATCTTTCTATGACTGGCCTAGGCAATCCGCCTTTCTCTACAAGGGCATTGACTTCTGCATCTACATTTTGTCCTGACCAGAATTTATTAGACATCTCCACAGGATTAACTCCTGCTGCTTCAAGCGAATCAGTTACGGCTTCTCCATAAAATTCGACTCCTACTTCTCTTGTGTAATCTTCAGGCTTTTCAGGCCAATTATCAGGGGTTTCAGTTTCTTCTGTTTCGTTGCCACGTTCACTTAGTTTTCTCTCAGCTTCTTGATAAGCTTTTAAAACTTCATCGACATTTTTAAACTTTCCACCAATTAATTCTCCATCGGTTTCAGGTTGTTCTTGTGTCTCAGTTTGATTAAGAGCAGCTTGTTCCTCTTCGACTTCTTTAACAAAATCGTCGAGTAAATCTTGTTGCCCAGGGCCGAGCATTTCAGGGCTTGGTGTGGTGGTCATTGTTGTTCTTCAGTAGGTTGAGGTTGAGCCATTTCTTGACTCGTAGCAGCAGCATTAGCCAACTTTTGAGGGTCAGCCATGCCTGCCTGCATTGCTTGTTGCATCATTGCTTGTTGTTGTGCTTGTTGTTGTTCCATCGCAATCTGTTCTTCAGTCTTGATTAGACCGTTTAACTCCATGCCCATAGATGATGCAAGCCTTCTAATCAATTCGCTAGTGTCAACAAACGTACCTATTCCTTCAGGGCCAATTGTTTGTTGAAGTATTTGCATAAATCTTGCAGTCTTTTCAAGATCATTTGATCTGCCTAATGCTCTTAAACCAACTGATATAACTGGCTTAACAAGGTCATTAGGTAGCGTTGGAAGCTTGCCTCTTCTTGTTAGTAATACAAGCTTTCTTGCAATGTATGGACGTACAAGTTCTTGAGAAAGTATTGAGAACACGGAACCGAGGGCGGCTTCGATTTGCTGTATTAAAATTCTGTTTTCTTCCGCAGTAACCCTCTCCGCATCTCTTGGAGAATGAAGCATGAAGCTTTGAGATAGTCTCGCTTCTACTGTTGCCAAGCTCTGAAGAGCCACTTGCATGTCATTTCCTTTCTCAGTTCTGATCGTAAAGACATCATCAGGATTTCCTGCCAAATATGCCCCATTTGCCGCCTCTGCCAGCTTCTTAGGATTAACAACACTACTAGGTTTAACAAGGTGTTTCGTCTGTGCTGCGATCAATGCACCTTCTGTGATCGCCTGACTTAATGCTTCTGCTGTTCTTAAATCAGCTAGACATACAGCTTCGATATAAGAAGGCGAATAACTTTCACCATCAATTCGATACATCCTTAATGGCAAGAATGGACTCTCATCTAGAGGTGCTGATCCTCTTTTACCTTCTACCTCTACCCCTTTAACTTCTTGATACCAATGGACTTTATTAGTCTCCCAATAAACATGTGTATAAACTTCAATATTTTTTTGATAATCAGGAGAATCTTCCCCTGGGATTAATCCTTTAACTTCACCATCTTCATCAACAAGCATTTCCTTTACTGCTTCTGGCAAAGCTTGATAACCAATCTTTTCACAGATCACACATTCAAGTGGGTTGCCAATGGCATCTCTCTTTAAAACATATTTCCTCATCGGAAAACATTTCAGCCCATCTTTTTCGATATAGATGAGAGCGTTTCCATAGACCACTAAATGAGTTAATGCCTCTTGAATAGCTAGTCGATCATTAGAAGTTTCAACATCATTCAATACAACTCTTTCTAGTCTTGCTAACCCTAAATCTAATTCAGTTTTCTGTTTCGCAAGTTCCTCTGGTGGTGCGCCTGCTTGCAACAGTTGTTGTTGTTGCGTTGCCATTTGTACCTCATCAATTGTCAATCTAAATATCTGTTCCGTTGGAGGTAGCAAGCTCAAAAGAAGCTTCGCAACAATTGTCTGCACACCCTTCTGGCCTACTCCATTCCAAGGATTTCGTTGCATGGAATTATCTCTCTGACCAAAGCCATCACTATCTGTCATGAGATAAGGCAAAGTAAGACTTGCACAGGTGTCACCTTTCTCTACTTGTGCATTGCGTTCTGATTCGAGCGCTTTATATGTGGCAGCGCAATTGCCTGTTCGTAGTTTCATTTAACCTCCGAGGTTGACACCTACACCGCCTTCTCTTTTAAGAGAGCCGACTCGTAGATCTTTAGTAGGTGAGTTGTATCTAGCTTGATTTGAAATGCCTTTCTTTTTAAAATCTTGTCCTGCCTGTGGTGCTTGACCTTTCTTTTTCTTTTTTGTTGATAAAACTTGCAGTGATTGATTAACAGATTGATTAACTAAGTTTTGCTGCTTTATCCTTGCTTGTTCTTCTGCAAATTGAGCTTCTTGTAAAGCTCTTATTGCATCAAAGTTTTGTTGGGCAACTTGGTTCTCAGCCGTTATTGCTTCTTGTGATGATTGAAATGTTTTTACTTGTTCTTCTTGTTTTTTAATTTCTAATTCCAGAACTTTATTTTGTGCCTCTATCTCTGCTTGTCTATCTGCTGCTATTTGATTTAAACGAGCTTGTTCTTCGGCAGCTTTTCTTGCTGCTCTTCTTCTTCTACGTCCCATGCACATGATCTATACCCCCAAGTTGATAGTTGATCCTGCTGTATTAGCAGTACCACCACGATTAACCTTTAAAGTTCCTTTATTATCGTCTTTCTTTTTAGGGTTGATTTTTTGTGTCACCTTTGCATTAACAGGATCACTTTGAGTCGTCGTAACAGCATAAGTGGCTTGCGTCTCTGGCATATTGGCAAGTTGTGTTTGTGCTGCCAACTTATCCTTCTCTAATTGTTTTCTAGTCTCTTCGGCTGATTTAGTAGCAGCATCTATTTGTGCTTGTAATGTCTTAGTAAATTCTAAATTCGTGGCAGTAGAACTTGCTATGTACTCATCGATACGTGCTTGATTAGCATCCAGAGTTTCTTGGCTAGGGCCAACGTATTCAATTTTTGGTTGTTTAACATTTCCGAAACACATGGTCTTAATAAGTGGTGAGGTTAGTGTTTAAGCCAGTGCCTTTGCCCTGGGTAGTTGCTGATTGCCTTCTTATTTTTAGGCTATTCCTTCCTTTTAATTTCCCTTTACTTCTGTCCCTATCTCTTCCGACAACTGGAGCTTGTGCGGTCTTTTCTGGTGGTGGCGCACCTATTAAATTAGCCATTCTTGCCGCATTAGCTCTTGTATCTTCGGCTTGTTGTATTTTGAAATCTCTAGCTTCTGTATAAATTTGTTGTTGTGAAGCTAAGGCTTGATTCAATTCTGCTTGTTTAAGCATTGCCGTACTATTTTGCGTCTGCTGCATAGCGGCAATTTGCAAATCAGCTTGATTGTCATAAGCTGAAGTCTCAGGCATCGTGATTGTGGCTGCGCTGCCTCCACCCATGCACATTTAGATCACCTCCAAGTTAACTTCATCAGTTTTCTGCTCTTCAAGAAGCATCTTTAAATAGGCAATCACCTCTTGTTGACCGATCATTACATCAAGTTCTCTATGAGTCATAGACCTAAGAGGATTACTTGGAAAAGTATCCTCTAATTTCTTGATTAAATTTTCAGTAACTAAAGGCTCAAACACCCTGCAACTATGCAGAACATTATCAGTTTATCGGTGGATTCCACATTAGGGGAGTATTAGTTTTGAAGTTGTATTCTCCTTGCCTTAATATTCGAGCGCATCTTGCTTGACTAATAGCAAATCTTTCATCAAATCCTGCCTTCTCATAAGCAGTTAAAACGCTGTGCCACATATCATTTTCATTTTTACATTTAGCAAGTATTTTATTAGCACCAACCTTGCCACATTTTTTCAGGCCAGGATAAGAATCTGTTGTATCTCCAGATAAAACTTGCGTAAAGAAAGCATGATTAGCTGCATATTTTGTAACTTCTACTAACTCTCCACCTCTGAGATGCAGTCCAGGGATAGTCAAAAGGTCTTTATCTTCAGAAACAATGACATCATTTGGACAATACAAAACGCCCATCACATCATCACCCTCAATTCCTTCTAAAGCAGCAGAAGGAAATTTCTCTTGCAACTTCTTTTTGAACTCTTGATACCCTGCAGGAATTGATCTTAATTTCTTTTTTCGATCACTTTTATAGGTATCCCAAACGTCATAGCGAAAGCTTTTACCCTTACCCCAACAAAGAACTAATCCATACTCAGGTAATAGATCGTTAATGGTGTGTAGCTGGTCAGTAAAGTTAGCTAAAGCCTCTTGATAATCAATGGTGTAATGCCATGTGTCAGGGTGATTTTCTGGATCCCATAATGTATAGTTTTCTGTTGCAAATGCAGCTTTAATAGAGAATAATTCTGCATCAATTAGTGCCATCTTCATATCATCTTTCTCCTACAACAATGACTCTTACGTTTGGATGATCTTTAGAAAGTTCGGCAACTGCTTTTCTTTTTGCATCGGCTGGATTCTTTGCAGTGTAGATCTTTTCAGCACTTCCAAATCTCATTTTAGGTGAGTTATATCTAACCCGATAGAGTTTATAACCACCCAAGAAAGGATCATTAGAAGTGGATGGAATTGTTTTTCCCATGTTGTTCATTAAATGCTTTAAGGTCTCTAAAGGTAAAGTCTTGAAATTCTGGATGTTCTTTTAAAAAATTATCGCTTGGTATTCTTCCGTTAGTCTTCCCTTTATTGAATTGAGCGATAGACCATTTCCCACTGAGAAGCCCACGTTCTAAAATTTTTATTAACTGGGAATCGTCGATTAATTTGTCCATCAATTTCCTCCTTCGAGCGTTCGGTTAGCTTTAAAAGTTTTGTAAGCCTGTTTGTTTTCTTTATCTGGTGGTTCATAGTTAGATACTGGCTTAGGTGGCATTAAGGCCAATTGATTTGGGACAGGTTGACACATTGGAGGAAGATTCTCTTTAAATCCCCAACTTCTATTAGGCTTTCCGTTCTCAAGCCTGTAAAGAAAAGTCATTAACTCATCCCAAGTGGGATAGCGCAGGAAATCTTTGTTGGTTGTTGTCTGGACAAACTGTTCGGCAGCCCATAAGAACTGTTCCTGACTTACTTCTGGGTAGGCTTGAGTAAAAGAGACATACTTAAGTTGAGATATTTGAGCCGACCAACGATCAGCCTCTTTGATTCTTAAGTGTGCAGCTATCATTTCTGACGCTGCCAAGAATGTCTGGATACTTAACTTGCTTTGTTTTGCCATTCCCTTATTGCCTCATTCATAGCTGGATCTTTTGGTGCTAATCCAACTGTCTTTTCTTCAGGGGCATGATTGATATAGCTAGGCTTTAAAGCTTGCCATCCATGTTCAACCCCTGCCTTGGCAAGTTCCTCTTGCAAGTAAACAGGTAAACCATGCAACCGTTGAATACTTAAAACAAAAGCATCTTGTGACCAGACGGCTCTGTTCTTATGTTTTTGCCAACGACTACTGTTCCACCATTGACAAACCAAAGGTTTAATTGTGGCACTAATTCCCTTTAATAAATCATCATCAGGAAGGGCTACAAACTTTGAAGGTGGTGGAGTTTTGATTTTGTTTTTAAAAGAAACTGTTGGTTGTATTGGTGATACTTCACAAACTCCATAGGGTTCGCCTGCATCAACACAAATTCTTTCAAGCGTTGTAAAATCAAATCCACAATTAGTGCAAATCCTCCATCTTTTATCACAGCTAGTACTTGGTCTAGTTTGTGTAACTTTCGTGGCTGATTTACATTTAGGACATTGCATTAGTATGTGACCTGTAAATGAATGTATGAGTCTTTAGGTTTAGTTTTACTCCATATCCAAACGCCATGAGGAAGGATGCTAACCCGATCATCTTTCCAAATAACACCTAAGCCAGCATCAAGAACAGCGCCACATAAGTTATCGCCGTCATGCCTTGCAGGGCCACCGAAGTGAAGGGTTACTTGTTTAACTTTTTCTAAAGGAGGGGCAGTCCACCACTCCTTCATTTGTGCTGTTAAATCTGCTTTCCATTCCATATAATCTTTTGGCATATATGGAACCGACCCTTTAACAAAACGGGGTCTAGCTTTACTCTTTAAAGGGACATAAAAAGTAAATTCTGCGACACTATCTTTCTTCAAAATGGAATGTCCTCTTGATTAATATTTGCGGCTGCCTTGTTTATCTGACATTCAGCGTTAGAAGAATCAACATTCAATGAAGATGGTGTACCTACGGCTTCAAAATCTGTCTCTTCATCAGCAAATTCTTCATCAACGCTAAAGATATTTGCATCAGGATCATATTCAACATGCTTTAAAACTTGTACCCCTTTAAGAAATAAACCAACGCCACATCCACCTTGATCGTAAGGAAAGATAGTGAAGGATGTTCTAACGATGCTGCCATTGCCAATAAGCTTCTCTTGATCCCAAGGTCTTAAATTTGCGTCAACTACTTTTGGTGCGCCTAGTGGTTCACCATTACGGCTAAGTTCCTTTCTTTTAAATTTGAATTTTATATAGCCTGTTTGTTTTTCTTCTCCATTTTCGTCAGTAAAAGATTCAAATTCATATGGCAACCCATGTGCCGCTGGCTTCTTCTTGCCATGTGCTTCTGTGTATTGATCGTCAATCTGTTTAATTAAATTCTTGCAGTCCTCTGGCTTATAACGCATCCCCATTGTGTATTCCCTTTGTCCATTGAATTGATTAAGTCTTGGTTCACCCAGTATGCAGGCAAAGACTGATTCTCCTTTTGGAGTAACCAAAGATTGAGGCA